CCTTTTAAGTTGTCCACATGATGAATGCCAAGGCAAGGAAAGCCAGGGCTGAACCGATTAAAACGATTTTGTCTGCTGGGTGCATGATGTAACGCCTATGAAGTGAAGTTGAATGATAGGGGCAAAAAGCCCCTATGCAATTAGGATAAACCCTCACTGTATGCGATTGGCCCATGCTATGCCATCATTGGTAGCATGATAGGTGTGACAATCGGCATCATGGTTTATAAACCCATGTTTAACCAGTGTGTCCATGATTGATTCAAACTGAGACAATGATGCCCCATGGCCCATTAAAGCGGCATAAATGACCCCACTAGGCGCACCAGTAGGGCTAAGATTAGAAGATTCAATGATGCCCTTACCGATTGATTGAAGGGCTTTAATTTGCTGGTTTGTCATCGTTACACCTATGAAGATTGATTGAAAACCCTAGGAAACCCCTAGGCCATAAACCCCTAGAATTAATCCAAGGGTTTACAGTCTATGGTTTATTGAATCGGGTCGGTTTGCGAGATATGGAATACAGTGACTGAGCGACAAAGTTTATCGGGTTTGCCATCTTTATTGGTTTCAATCCAAGTGACGCACTTAATACCCTTTTCCCCTTTTCGCACTTGACGGTTTAAGGCTTTCCAAGCGTTATAAGTAAAGATATTTACCCTTGGCACAATGTCATTGTGGGCTATGCCCTTGGCTGCAAAGCCTTGCACGATAGCAGGGTAATTTAAGAGTGAATCCCCTTGCTTGGCACGATTAAGGGAATCGATTGATTGTGTGATTTTGTCCATGATGTAACGCCTATTAAGTGAGTGAGTGAGAATTTTAGGGGCGATTAAGCCCCTTGGAAATAGGGATAAACCCTTAGATATGCTCAGGGTGATCGGGATAGTATTCTGTTTGGCTTATGTCCCAAGCAGTGACCCATTGACCATCACGGGTTTTACCCATTAGGTAAGGGGTTTGATGGAAAAAAGCCCCTTCAATTGAGAAGTCAACAAAGTCACAATCGGGCTGGTTTTTCAGATAATTGAGTGCTTGCAGTGCGGTTTGGGGATACATGATATAAAGCCTTTTAGAATTGATTAACTATTTTTTGCAATGGAATTGAAAGCCTTAAGGTATTCCCGTGCGCCTTTGTATGTGTCGCACATGATCTTATCGTGTAGGCCACCATTCACGTACAGTTTGACAATGTAGTAGCCATTGTGCGCCACTGGTTCAAAGGTAGTGTAGTTACCGTTCTTTTGTTCAATGATCTTCATATTAAAGCCTTTTAAGTTGATTGATTGAATCACTAGGTTTGTTTGCCTAGTGATATAAATATAACGCCATCAACCAAGGTTTGATATAGGGACAAACCCTATGTTCCCCCATTATTTATATAGGTGATTACCCTATGAACCATAAAGTATTAAATAGGATAATGCTATTGAATGGTTGAAGTTAGTAGGGATAGACTATTAGGGTTTCTACTAGGTATGGCGGTAATGGTGCTTATGCAATTTACGCATAACCCGTCCGACCGGTCGGTTAATTAATCTAAGGGTTTCTACTACCAAGGGTTTACCCTGTCAGGGTTTCTACCTAGGTACTTACCCTATTAGGGTTTACCCTTAAGGGTTTGTAGGGGGGGAGGGGGTGTGTGTGGTGTGAGAGATTTTGTGGTGCCTCCCATCCACAAGAAAAGCCAATTTAGACTTTTGCCAACAACGAGCCTAATCTTTGGTAAGAAAAGGAGTTGGTGGAGTCTTAGGGTAGTCTTGTCTCTAGCTGGATGACAAGTTTCATTTGGGCACGGAGTGGCTACCCGAGGTATGTCGAGTGCTTAAAAACTTAGCAGATAGCCGCTTGGGTGTCTGCCACAGGGAGAGCCTACTTCTAGGCTTACTCTAAGTTCTCTACTTAGCTTCTCTGCGGTCATAACAGGGGTTTGCAGGTTCGCCCTCTGTTGAGTCGGGTAGCTTTACCGACACCCATTTGTTGACAATGTATTAGAAACGGAAACCCTTGTCAAACGAATTCACAATCATTTGAGCCTTCTTTTGTTCCTTGCGCTTCTGTTTTCTAATAGACTGTTGATTTGTAAGACCTTTCTTCTCTACTGCCAGACCAAGCGCAGCGTTTGAAATACTGCCTTTCCAGTGGTGGATTGCCACCTTGAGGTTTGTGATCCTACGCTTGTTAGCTTGTTCTTCTGGAGTAAGTTCAATTGCCATGAAAAAAGCCCTTTAGGGGTGATACAGTCGCGTCCCCCGAATGCTCAGAGGCTGTACCACTTCTAAAAGGCTTCATCTGACGCGAACAGATGATGAGATTCTATAAGGGTTTACCCCACTTGTCAAACAAAAGAAAGTTGTTTATAGTTAAGTCATGTTGGTGAATGCACAGACTGATGTGCAACAAGTAATGTAACGATGAGAAGCCACATAAGAAACTTGTCTCATCAAGCTGGAGATCAGTGCCAGCCATCAACAACCATCACGCATGGGGACTGAATGGTTCAAGCAGTTGCCGACTTAGGTCTTGCGCCGCCTCTGGTAATTCCTCCGCAGTCTCCAGCCGTGTTGGTGAGAAGCATTGAATCGGAGTAGATCATGTGTGCCCACTGCACGACATGGCGAAGCTGGCGGCTAGAACTGTGGTGAAACCGTCCACCAACAACCTATACTACTTCCATAACTGGGTAAAGTATGAATGTGATTGATGCACTGCCAAACAACCTCAAGAAAAAAGGTCGCCCGAAAGGGGCTGTGAATAAGAAGTTCACTATGGCTACCTATGCTGAAAGACCTGCGGCTCTCCTGCCAAAGACTGAAGTTCAGCGCATCAAAGAACTGAAAGACCTCCTGATAAACAGTGCTGGTTCCAATGTTGTTCACAAAGCAATTGAGATTGCCATGAATGATGAACACCCAGCACAGGCCGCTATGCTCAAACTCTGTATGGATCGAATGCTTCCCGTCAGTCTGTTTGAGAAAGAAGGCAAGCAAAGAAATGCCGTTACCATCAACATCACAGGCATTGGTGGCGTAGAGATAGAACCCTTGCAAGATGTGACTGATGTAGAAACAAAAAATGTCTGACCTCAACTTCTCACTCCTTCCTTGGCAACAAACAGTCTTTACTGACAAAACAAGGTTTAAGGTTGTGGCTGCTGGTCGGCGTTGCGGAAAGTCTAGGTTAGCGGCTACTACGCTAATTATTGAAGCATTGCGTTGCCCAGCAGGAAGTGCAGTTCTCTATGTTGCGCCTACCAATGGACAGGCTAGGCAGATTATTTGGGATGTGTTGTTAGAGATTGGCAGGGATGTTATCCAGAACAGTCACATCAACAATATGGATATCACCATGATAAATGGTGCAAAGATTTATGTTCGTGGTGCTGATAGACCAGATACCCTACGGGGTGTGTCCCTTACCTATGCGGTGCTAGACGAGGTTGCGGACATTAAGCCTGAAGCTTGGGAACAGGTGATTCGTGCTTCTTTGTCAGACAAAAAGGGCAGAGCCATATTCATCGGTACACCCAAGGGACGCAACTGGTTCTATGATCTGTTCAAGATGGGCCAAGAGGAGACTGATCCTGATTGGAAGTCCTGGCACTTTACAACCCAAGATAACCCATTGATAGACCCAACTGAGATTGAGTCTGCCAAGAAGACGCTAAGTTCCTTTGCTTTCAAGCAGGAATACTTGGCATCCTTTGACAACGCAGGAAGCGATGTTTTTAAAGAAGATTGGATCAAATATGGTGTGGAACCTGAGTATGGTAGTTACTTCATTGCAATCGACTTGGCAGGATTTGAAGAAGTGGCTAAACAAGCTGCTAACGCGAAAAAAAGACTAGACGAGAGTGCCATTGCAGTGGTCAAAGTCACTGATGATGGCAAATGGTTTGTCAAAGAGATTGACCATGGTCGGTGGGACATTCGGGAAACTGCCGCCAAAATTCTGATGAAGATGCGGGATTACAGGCCAATTTCGGTGGGAATCGAGCGTGGGGCACTTAAAAACGCTGTTTTGCCGTACCTCAGTGACCTGATGCGGAAAAATAATGTATATTCCCACATAGTTGACCTAACGCATGGCAACAGGAAAAAGACAGACAGAATTATCTGGAGTCTCCAAGGGCGGTTTGAGCATGGGCGTATTGTGCTGAACTCTGAAGAAGATTGGGACGCATTTACCGATCAACTCTTGATGTTTCCTGCCAATGGCGTACATGATGACCTTCCTGATGCTTTGAGTTATATTGACCAATTGGCTGTAACATCTTACTTTGAGAGTGAAGAAGATGAAGAGTGGGAGCCTGTAGACATCATATCGGGGGTTTAATGGCAACAGATAAGCAAGAAAAGCTAGAGCAAAATGAGTTTTATGAGCCTACTGAGGCTGATAAAGAACTGACTGATTTTGTTACTGACCATTGCAACCGCTGGCGTGACTACAGAGATACCAACTTCCTTCCCGATTGGCTTGAGTACGAGCGAATCTTTCGTGGACAGTGGGCATCTGAAGACAAAACCCGTGAGTCTGAGCGTTCACGCATCGTAACCCCTGCCACCCAACAAGCTGTAGAGACTCGCCATGCTGAGATCATGGAAGCTATCTTTGGTCAGGGCGAATTCTTTGACATTCAAGATGACATTCGGGATGTGAACAACAACCCCATCGATGTTGGAGTCCTAAAAGCTCAGTTGATGGAGGATTTCAAGCGGGACAAGATTCGTAAATCCATTGATGCCATTGAGTTGATGGCAGAAATCTACGGCACAGGCATTGGCGAGATTGTCGTTAAGACTGAAAAGCAGTTTGTGCCATCTACTCAGGCAATTCCTGGTCAAATGGGTCAAGCTGCCATTGGCGTGGTAGAAAAAGATCGTATTTCGGTCAAGATTTCACCTGTAAATCCAAAAAACTTCCTTTTCGACCCCAATGGAACCTCAGTTGATGACTGCATGGGGGTGGCAATTGAGAAGTACATCTCTATTCACAAGATTGTTGAAGGCATTGAGCGTGGCATCTACCGCAAAGTAGACATTACGCCCACTTATGAAGATACTGACTTGGAACCCACCCAAGAAGTGAGTCAGTACCAGGATGAAAAGGTGCTTTTGCTAACCTACTATGGTTTGGTTCCCCGTGAGTACCTAGAGAACCTTGAAGAAAACAAGAATATTGTTGATTTGTTCCCTGAGAGTTCCGCTGCTGAAGAATATTCAGACATGGTTGAGGCCATTGTCGTGATTGCCAACGATGGGCAGTTGCTCAAAGCAGAGGCAAATCCTTACATGATGAAGGATCGTCCTGTTCTGACCTACCAAGATGACACTGTTCCCAATCGTCTTTTGGGGCGTGGCACAGTGGAAAAAGCCTTCAATATGCAGAAAGCTATCGATGCTCAGATTCGTTCTCATTTGGATTCATTGGCGCTGACCACCAGCCCCATGATTGCAATGGATGCAACCCGTCTGCCCCGTGGCGCTAAGTTTGAAGTTAAGCCTGGAAAAGCCATTCTCACCAATGGCGCACCTTCAGAGATTCTGTATCCCTTCAAGTTTGGGCAGACTGATGGCAACAACCTATCCACCGCCAAGGATTTCGAGCGAATGCTCCTGCAATCCACGGGAACTTTGGATTCTCAAGGTATGGTCAGTGCTGGTGCTAGAGACATGGGCCAAGGTGGTATGTCTATGGCTGTTGCCACCATCATCAAGAAGTACAAGCGTACTCTGGTGAACTTCCAAGAAGACTTCCTGATCCCCTTCATCCAGAAGGCGGCTTTCAGGTATATGCAGTTTGACCCAGAGCGTTATCCTTCAGTGGACATGACATTCATTCCCACTGCAACCTTGGGCATCATTGCCCGTGAGCATGAGCAACAGATGTTTATTGGTTTGCTCCAGACTCTTGGCCCTAACACTCCTGTGTTGCCATTGATTCTGAAGGGTGTTTTGGCTAATTCTTCACTGACCAATCGCTATGAACTGATAGAGCAGTTGGACAAAATGAGCCAACCCAACCCGCAAGCAGAGCAAATGCAACAGATTCAACAACAGTTGGATATGGAAGCAAAACAGGCTGTGATTGCTGTAAATGCAACTCAAGCTGAACAGAATCGTGCAGAAGCTGAGAAGTTGAAGGCGGAAACTCAGTTAATGCCTCAAGAAGTGCAAGCAAAGAATATGGCGGCAATGACCAAGAATCTGCCAAACCAAGATGATGCTGGTTCAAAAGAGTTTGACAAGCGGGTTAAGATTGCTGAATTGATGCTGAAAGAAGCTGACATTAAGAACAAGTCCAAGATTGTTGAGTTGCAAATGGCTGACAAGAAGGGCAAAATGTCGAGCGTTGAAGATGAGTTTCTCAATCGTCTTTCCAGGGAATTGACCTAAATGGACATTGCTGACCTTGAGCGTAAGCTAGGAATTGATGGAATCTCTGCTGAACAGCAGATGGAGATCATTACTGCTTTGCAACAGTCTGCCGCTGAGAAGATTGCCAAAGCCAAAAGCGAATCTATTGGCAAGGGCGCTGAACTTGTTATCCAAGGCTTGAAGAAGATCAAGTCAGACATGGAGCAAAAGTTTGCTCAGTTGAATGGCGAGATTCAGAGCAAAGTTGCCTCTGTACAAGATGGACAGGATGGCAAGAATGGCAAAGATGGAAGAGATGGCAAGCAAGGGCCAGCAGGAGCAACGGGGCCAGCAGGACGAGATGGTGTTCCTGGGCGTGATGGAGTTGATGGTTCTAACGGCACTGGTGTTGCCTCTGCTCGCATTGATTTTGATGGTAGCCTTGTCATCACTCTTGATGATGGTCGTGAGATCAATGTTGGTGAGGTTGTTCCTTTTGATGTTGCTGAACGCATCAAAGTTATTACCAATGGTGGCGGTACTTCTCAGTCTGTACTTGATACTTTAAGTTCTTTACAGGCACAGATTACAGCTATGGCTGGATTTGTGAACTATGAAGGCACTTGGAACGCATCAACTAATACACCTACCCTTGTTTCTAGCGTAGGAACAAAGGGAGACTACTATGTTGTCTCTGTAACAGGCTCAACCAATCTCAATGGCATTACGACTTGGACGCAAGGCGATTGGGCCATCTTTAATGGCACTGCTTGGGAGAAAGTTGATAACACTGACCTTGTGACTTCAGTTGCAGGGCGTACTGGTGCTGTTACTCTCACCACTGCTGATGTTAGTGGGTTGGGAACAATTGCTACCCAAGCGGCAAGCAATGTCTCTATCACTGGTGGTTCAATCACGGGTATCACAGATTTAGCAGTTGCTGATGGTGGTACGGGAGCATCTACTGCTGGTGATGCCAGAACTAATTTGGGTTTGGTCATAGGAACAGATGTTCTGTCTCCAAGTGGCTCGGCTGCAAGTCTGACTTCTTTTCCTACTTTCAATCAAAACACCACTGGCACAGCATCTAATGTGACGGGTACTGTTGCTGTTTTAAATGGTGGTACAGGTGCAACTACTACATCTGGAGCTAGGACAAACCTTGGATTGGTGATTGGTACTGATGTATTGGCTCCCAATGGGTCAGCGGCATCTTTGACCTCATTCCCAACATTTAACCAGAACACCACTGGAACTGCGGCATCTACACCTAAACTCTTGACTACAAACTTCACTATTGAAGAAAGTGGTGGAAAGTTGATATTCAAGTATGGGGCAACGACAATTGCATCAATGTCTTCAACTGGATTGATTACCTCTTCTGCAAACATTGTCTCCAATGGAACACCTTAAAGGAAAATTATGGCAACCTCAACACTAGGTTCTGGAACACTTGTTCTTGCTGGAACCACATCAGGCACTACTACAGTCACGGCAACTGCGGTGGCTGGTACTACAACTTTGACGCTTCCTGCGGCTACTGACACTTTGGTTGGTAAAGCAACGACTGATACGCTGACCAATAAGACGCTGACGGGTGCGGTAATGAATGGTACTTTGGGAGCAACTACTCCAAGTACAGTAGCGGCAACATCTATTTCTGCATCTACAACTTTAGGTGTTACTGGCGTATCTACCCTAACTGGTGGTGCAGTAATTGAAGGCCTGACAGTCGGCAAAGGCGCAGGTGCTGTAGCCACCAACACTGCGGTGGGTGCTAGTGCGCTGGCGGCTAATACGAGTGGTTCTAGAAATACAGCCATTGGAAAAGAAGCCCTCCTGTCAAATTTAACGGGGGGTTTAAATACTGCCGTTGGTGAAAATGCGTTACGAGCAAATACTGTTGGCAATAATACTGCTGTAGGTGTAAATTCTTTGCTTTCAAATACAAGTGGCACTGAAAATACCGCTTTAGGAAGAAGTAGTGCTTCTGCAAACACAACGGGAACAGCACTTGTAGCAATAGGATATGGAGCACTTGATGCCAATACAACAGGCTCATATAATGTAGCAGTTGGTTTATCAGCCCTAGCATCCAACACCACAGCCTCTAACAACACTGCTGTAGGTTATCAGGCGGGGTATAGTGGAACAACAGCCGCAAATAATGCTATTTTGGGTTATCAAGCTGGATACAGCCTAACCAATGGTAGTGGAAATACTGCTCTTGGTTATCAAGCAATGCAAAATGCCACAACTCCAGCATATCAGGTTGCCATTGGTTTTCAAGCGTTAAGAGCAGTTACAGCCACAACACCAAACACTGCTGTAGGCATACAGACTCTTATCGCAAATACAACAGGAAGCGAAAATACTGCAATTGGTGGTAACGATGCAGCAACTTATAATCCAACACTAGCCTCAAATACGACTGGTTCTAAAAATACCGCAGCGGGTTTTGGTGCTCTTGCCGCCAACACCACCGCCTCTAACAACACTGCTGTTGGTTATCAGGCTGGTTTAAACAATACTACTGGGTCTACTAACGCTTTTTTTGGGTATGGTGCTGGATATTTAGTAACCACAGGCTCCAAGAACACCATTATTGGCGCTTACGGCGGCAACCAAGGCGGCTTAGACATTCGCACAGCAAGCAACTACATCGTGCTGTCTGATGGGGATGGGAATCCGAGGGGTTATTTTAATAATAGCGGTGCTTTTATTGTTGGACAGCAAATTGTTGGCGGTTCTTTTGCCGCCACAGCATTGTCATCTGGTTCTGGCTCCAATGTGGTTATCAATCTTTCTAATGGTTCATTTTTTTATTCAACTTCTGCACTGAAATACAAGCAAGATGTCCGTGATTTAGAAGAAATTGACATCAATAAATTTAGGGCTGTTCGTTACAAATCTAAATGTGAAAGTGATGACCAAACTATTGACTATTTTGGTGTGATTGCTGATGAAGTTCATGACGCAGGTATCCCCGAACTTGTTAATTACAAAAATGGTGAAGTTGAGGGTTTTCAATATGAACGCCTGACTGTCGTGCTTCTCAAAGCCATCCAAGAACTCAAAGCAGAGGTTGACAGCCTCAAAGCCCAACTCAACGGAGCATAAACATGAATGAAATCACCGCAGAACAAATTGCAAAACATTATTCCGCAGCACTCGATTCGTGCAACCTCATCAACGGCGGCAAGCCCGAACTAATGGAAGATGTTGAGTGGGCAGATTGCTTGTCCCGCAACAAAGAGCATTTGAAGATCATGTTGGCAAAAGACTTTTGGACAAATGAAGATTTGGCTCCATTACAGGCGGCAAGTGAATGACCCCAGAACTCCAGAAATATTATGAAAATCGCTTCTCAATGATGGGAAGTGATGGGTGGAAAGACTTGGTGGAGGATATTGACACCATGATTGCATCCTTGAATAATATATCTGTGATTTCTGATGAACAAAGCCTACAATTCAAAAAAGGTGAACTTTCTATACTTACTTGGCTGAAAACCTTGAAAGAGGTCAGCGAGAGAGCATACGAGGAACTCAATGAAAAGAATGTTTGATTTTGCCTGTGCAAACGGGCATAAAACCGAAAGACTGACTGATTATGAGTCGATCAGTTTTAGGTGTGAATGTGGTGAAACAGCCAACCGCATTCTTTCTGCTCCAAACTTCAAACTAGAAGGGTGGTCTGGTTCTTTCCCATCAGAGCATGGAAGGTTCGAGAAAAAACACCTAGATCAGTTGAAGTGGGAGCAAAAGCACAACTCACAAGCATAAACGCCGAGTTGATTCTCCTATAACCGAAACGGCAGGAAAAAGGGATAATATGTTGATTGACCAAGAACCTGAGATGAAGAGTGAGTTAGAAGCTGAAGAATCCAAGCTATCTGACACTATTGCGCCAGCAAGCCCTGGACTCCCTGATAAATACAGGGATAAAAGTCTAGAAGACATTGTTCGGATGCACCAAGAAGCTGAGAAGTTGATTGGCAAGCAAGCGCAAGAAGTGGGAGAGGTAAGGAAACTCGCTGATGAACTCATAAAGCAGAACCTCAGTTCAAAGCAACAGACTATTAAAGAGGAAGAGCCTGAAGTAGATTTCTTTGAGAATCCACAGAAGGCAGTTCAGAAGACTATTGATAATCATCCTGATGTTCTCGCAGCCCGTCAAGCGGGTGTGGATTTCAAAAGGATGCAGATTCAGCAAAAGCTAACGCAAGAGCATCCTGACTACAGTCAGATTGCTCAAGATCAGGACTTTGTGAATTGGGTGAAATCCTCGCCTGTTCGCCTTGGTCTGTATGCAAAAGCAGATGGTGAGTTTGATTACGATAGTGCCAATGAGTTGCTGTCTACTTATAAGCAGTTGCGTGGTGTCAAGTCAAAGCAGACTGAACAAGCGGGTGAAACCGCCAGGAAGCAGAGCATGAAGGCCGCACAAGTGGATGTTGGTGGAACTGGTGAGAGTTCAAAGAGGGTTTATCGTAGGGCTGACCTGATTCGGCTGAAGATGACAGAACCTGACAGATACGATGCTTTGAGTGGTGAAATCATGCAAGCATACGCAGATGGACGGGTTAAGTAACTTAACTTTCGTTTCTTAGGAGAAACAACATGGCAACAGCATTTTCCCCCAGTAACTCAGTTACTACGACCACAGCAGACAAATTCATTCCTGACATTTGGAGTGATGAGATTGTTGCGGCTTACAAGAAAAACTTGGTTCTTGCTAACCTCGTTATGAAGATGAACTTCAAAGGTAAGAAGGGCGATACGATTCATATCCCCGCACCTACCCGTGGTTCAGCATCTGCCAAGGCCGCAGAAACAGCAGTCACTTTGATTGCCGCTACTGAGTCTGAAGTAACTGTGTCTATCAACAAGCATTACGAGTATTCTCGTTTGATTGAAGATATTGTCGAGGCCCAAGCCTTGAACAGCTTGCGTAACTTCTACACCTCTGATGCTGGTTACTCCCTGGCTAAACAAGTCGATACCGACTTGGTTCAGTTGGGTCGTTCTACCAATGGTGGTGGTGGTACTAATGCTTACGCAACTGGTGCGTTCATTGGTGGCGATGGTACGACTGCTTATGTTGCCGCAAGCAACAATGAGTCAGCACTGACCGATGCCGCCATTCGCCGCACTATTCAGCGTTTGGATGACACCGATACCCCAATGGATCAGCGTTTCTTCTTGATTCCTCCATCAAGTCGCAACACCCTGATGGGTCTGGCTCGTTACACTGAGCAAGCCTTTGTGGGCGGTACTAACAGTACCATTCGCACTGGTGAGATCGGTAACTTGTACGGCATCCCTGTGTTTGTCTCAAGCAATTGCGACACTGCATCAGGTTCTGGTGCTGCGCGAGTTTGTCTCATGGGTCATCGTGATGCAGTGGTTTTGGTTGAGCAAGTTGCTGTTCGCTCACAAGTTCAGTACAAACAAGAGTATTTGGCTACTCTGTTTACCTCTGATACCTTGTATGGCGTTCAGATTCTGCGTGCAGCCGCAAGCGTAAGTGCAGCCAAATCTGCATCTATGTTTGCACTTTTGGTTCCCGCCTAATTGCAGTTGCGCCCCCTGCCCTAGTGGTGGGGGGACTTTTTTAACCTAATTAGGAGAAATCAAAATGGCAACCGCTTCAGCAGTAGTTACCCGCCGTGGCAACGATCAATTTCGTGGCCTTTTTACAGACACTTGGGATGTGGCTTGTACTCTAGATAGCGCCTTAATCGCTACTACTGCTACGGCAACTGACACAGTGACTGTTCCAGGCGTTGCTTTGGGTGACATGGTTCTTGGTATGTCAGTTGGTGTGAGTGAAGCAGGATTGGTTCGTAGAGCCTATATCTCTGCCGCTAACACTGTGACTATCGTGACCTACAACCCAACAGCAGGTGATGTTAATTTGGCATCAACCACATTGCAACTGGTGATTGGTCGGGCAGTGCTTTAAGAATAGGGGGGTTCGTCCCCCCTTTCTTCGTTTTGGAGTTAATCAATGGCAACTTTTCGCTGTCTTCAGTCTGGTAACACAGTAAGTTTTACCTTGCAACATGACATTGACTCAATGAAGGGTCATCAAGGTTATGTTCGTATTGACGAGCAAGAAGTGTCTGACATTCCTGATGAAGTGAGGAAAGATACTCCCTTCATGCCGCCAGTTGTAAGGCGCATGGGTCGCCCAAGGAAAGTTGCAAATGTCTGATATAGACGCTAGAGATTTTGGAAAACTGGAGGCCCAAGTTGAGGCTCTCCAGGCAGAAGTTCACTCTTTGAGCAAAGATGTTAAAACTTTGTTGGAACTTGCTAACAAAGGCAAAGGTGGGTTTTGGATGGGTATGACTATCGCTTCATTCATGGGCGGTGCGATTACCTTTGTTGCTGATCGTGTCTGGAAATAAAGGAGAACGCTATGCCTATGGTTGGAAAAAAGAAGTTTCCCTACTCTGAAAAAGGCGAGAAAGAAGCCAAAGAGTACGGCAAGAAAAAGGGTGTTCCTGTGACCATTATGGTTGCGATTGGTAAACCAAAAGGCTTGCCTATGCGTGGTGGTCGCACTGCTACCAACATGATGAAGAAGTCTTCAAGAGGTAAATAATGTCTACATTCCAACTTGACCCCAACCAAGTCGCTTATGGAGTAGCCAGCCATAGCACAACACAAGTGGCAACAGTAACCAGCAGTAGCGTTCAAATGACTGCTTTTGGTGCTACCACTACTATGATTCGCATTGCTTGTAGTCAGGGTCATGCCCACTATGCTATTGGCACTAATCCAACTGCAAGCGTTACAACATCAGCCATGATTCCAAACAATTGCGTTGAAATTGTGCGAGTAAGTCCTGGACAAAAGATTGCGTTCATCAAGGATGCGGCAATTACCACTTCAACTGTTTCTGTAACGGAATTGGTATGAAAACCAAGGCACAAAAGAAGGTGGGCAAAGTAATGCGTGAATATAAGGAAGGTACTTTGCATTCAGGCAAGGGTGGGAAGGTTGTAAAGAATCCTCGCCAAGCAGTTGCCAT